CAGATTCGCTGCGTGTATCTAGATCACGGGGTTTACGAGTTTCATTCATTTGAGTTCTCCAATTTAGCTTGTTGAATAGCATATTGCTGCGGGGTGATACCAAACTTCTTTGCCAAAGCTAAAGCTCTGGGTGTCATTTGGATCGTTTTCTTACCTGAAGATCGCGCCGCAGGTGAGACTACCGAAACAGGCCGTCTATGGGACTCATTTGACTTAGCTCGTTCATTCCCAAATACTTCTGGGAACTTATCTTTCACGCGAGTATCAATTTCGTTGAAATACTCGTCACTGCGCGGGTCATAGCCTGCGTTGATTAGTTTTTTATGCAGCCCTAATGCGTAGCTGGATACATCTTCAAAGCCTTCTGCACTAAACCACTGGTTTTTGGCCTGCCAGCGCAGGGTTTTTTCGTCTAGTTGCGGCTCTGGAGCGGTATATTGTTGCGGTTGTACCCTATTTTGAGGCTGTTGTAAAGGGGCCTGCCTAATATTATTTAGGGCATTTACCTTCATTTTTGCTTCCAAAAGGGACTCTTGAGCAGCCAAAATAGCATCTGCATCAAAAGCTTCTTGGGCCTTTTTATAGGCCATACGGGCAGATTCAAGCTCATTTACAGCCAAAGTCTTGGACTGGTCAATGTATTGCTTGCTTCCGTTCTGTACATACTGTTTAAGCTGGTTGTTTTCGTCGTAAAGCTGTTGTGCAATACGCTCTAAATCCTGCTTTTCTCGGGTAACTGCCTCTTTTGCCCGACGTTCATCATGGCGGACTCGGGTTAATTCCTTCATCCGGGCTTGAACGTTCTTGGAATAAGAGGCTAATTCGTCTTCCGATGGCTCTATTACTGCTTTTTCAAGCGGTTCTCGGCCTCGGTCTACCTCTGGAGTGTCATCAACAAGCTCAATTTCGACCTCGTCTTTGGACTCCTTGGGAGATTCTTTCTCTATTTCATCTGGGAATTTAAACTCAGACATGGCTAATACCTCGCGGATCTTGTACAACGCCTTCAATTTGGTCGTCGTTGATTAAACGCATTTCTTTGCCATACATTTTGAAGCGCGTACCGGTATAGGTACGGGTCATTACAAAATCTCCCACCTTGCACCAAGGGCCACTGGGAAACTTTGTAGTGTCTTTATAGGCATCTGGGCCTACCTTAACTACAAAAAGCACGGTTGTGGTTTGTTCTTCCCGACGCATGAAGTCAGAAGGCTTTAAAAGGGCGGAACCCTCATAATGCTCTGATACATCTGGGACGATACATAGCAGCTTATATCCAATTGGATCTGGTAGCTGTTTGGCTTTCTCTTCATCTGACGCAGTTTCATCCGGCTTTTCGGCTGGCTGAATTGTTTTGGGGAGACTAATCCCCGGAGGCAAGATAAGATCACTCATCTGATTGTTCAACTTTCTTTAGCAGGGCCAAAAGGTAGGACTCTGCGGTGGCTAGGCCCTGAATAACACCGCATAGTTTTTGATACTCATCAAAGGTACGACAGGCCCCACCAGCCATATCGTCCGCATAGTTGTTCATGTCCTTGCGTATTTGTTCGCGCAATACGCGGGCGAAGTCTTGAACCATGTTTAAACACCTATTGATTTATCGACTTCCTGCAATGCAGAAAGGGCTTGATCTCTCTTATCTTTAGAGATCTGTGCGCCAAGTTTTATCCCGGCGTGTTCTTGGTCAAAGGTCTGACGGGCCTCATCGGCCTTGATCTTTGCCCCAATCTTTGTTCCCTCAAGCTGCATGTCTGCCTGTATAGCTTCACGCTTAAGGTTGTTTTGGTCAGCCTTGCTTGCTGCGTCCGCTGCCAGACGTTTTGTATCCAATTCCAAGCGAGCTTGTTCAATCTGGAACTTTTGTTGCATCTCTTGAGTTTTGAGCTGCAATTCACCCTGTTTGATTTGGAGTTCCTGTTGTTGCATTTGAACCAGAGGATCTTGTGCTTGTTGCTGGGCTTGCTGTTGCGCGGCTTGACCTTGGTTCTGTTGTAAAACTTGTTGTGCTGCCTGAGCAATCATTGTTGACAAGGCCAGTTCAATTTGCGGTGGCAATTCTTGATCTTGCGGAGGCATAGAGATGCCCATTTGCTGTTCAATCTGCGCCCGATATTTAAACCCTGCATGCTCAGCTATATGGGCCATCATTGCGGCCTGTATCTGAGGTGCGCGGGGGTTTTGTCCAATAGTCTGTGCAATTGTTGGGTCTTGCAGGAAAGACATATGGGTTGTGATATGGGCATCCTGATCTTGGTAGAAGAATGCCTTTACCGGCTCCCCTCTAATAATTGCCATGTTTTCCGATACGGGATCCATTGGCTTCTGGTCTTCTGGCAACTTGACTAACTTGTCTGCGTTTTTGATTCCAAGAACCTCAAGCATCCGGCGGTGCAACTGGGGAAGGTCATAAATATCCGGGGCCATCTGAGCCATCTGGATAACAGCCTGATACTGAACCACGCGTTGACTCATGGTGGCTGCGTTGGGATCAGATACGGGGATGATCTCTACATAGTCGTAGTCTTCCCGCTTTGCACTTTTGTCTCCTTTTTGCGGCTTGTAGTCATAATCAGGGTCTGTGTAGTCCTTGATGATTTCTGCAAGAAGACCAAGCTCTTGTTTAAACGTATAGTGAAGACGCGCTTGGATAGCGGTCATTACTTTTAGTTGTCGCTCTAGGAGAGCCAAGGTACTACCCACAGGAGCTTGGGCAGACATGTCGCTGATGTTCATGTCCGCTGTTGCGGCAAACCTACGGCCTTCATCAACAATAGTCCCGAGAAGACCTGCCAGAACCTGACTTGGTTCCTTATATGGGAGAGGAAGAATGTTGTCTCTCAAGGCTCCAGAGCCGATATCCACATCACGGAATTCTCCGGGCTGGATGGGGGTGTCATCTCCTTTAATCCGCAGACCGCGAGATTTAAGTCCACCGGGCAGGTTCGATAGTGTTCCAGCATCAATAAGTTGGCGCATGATGCTTGTAGCTGATTTGGCAAACCCACCAATTAAATGGAATAGACCAAAACCATAGGCCCCAAAGCCGGGAATGTACTGATAGTGGACAAAATGCTGCCTTTTAAGCCGCAGGTCATCGTCTTCATGCCAGTTGCGGCGGATAGCCAAAACATCATTGCTACCCTTGATCATTGTTACAACATAGGGTAAGGCCACCCCAGTAGGTTCGCCTTCATCATCTACATCCTCAAACCCGGGAAGGTCTAGGTCTGCGTGGACTTCATAAATGGTGTATCTGTCATCGTTTAAATCACTAAAGCCTGTTTCCTTGTCTTTGGCCTTCTTGATGTTGTCTTGCTCTTTGCCCGGTTCAGGTAGATCTATGTCACGGTAGAAACCTGCTTGCTGGAGTTTGATGATTTCATTTTTTGTCTTGCGCATGACATGGGTCAGGCGGTAGCAGGTATCTAGATCTGTAGTCCCGTAGGGCAAAAGAATATCTTCTGCCGGGATGAACATAGATACTTGGCGTCCCAAGCTGGGATCAAAATACACCTTCTTAAACGCAGAGCCTGTGGCAGGAAGACTCCACAGCATTCTCTCTATCTCTGGGCGGAACTCACGCATTACCTCGGTGAGTTCATAGTTCATATCATCCTCAACTCGGATTGCGGCTTCTTTCTTCTCTGGGGTCTCTTCTCCGATAATCTTTGTCCGAACCGGCCCTTGGGCAGGGAACATCTCTGTGATGCTTTCAGACTGGAACCTGACAACTGCCTCGGTAATCATTGGGTGGAATACGCCACTAGCACCTGACCAAGGCTCTGTGCGCTCTTCAAACTGGAGGCCTAGAAGCTTTAAACCTTCTGTATAGGCTTTCTCCCAATCCTTGCGGCTACCTTTGTCGTTTGAGATATCACTATCCAGATCACCTGCGAGAGAGGACATATCTCCCTCGTCCATTTCTTCTGCAAGGTTTAAACCAAAGTCTTCATCTGCTTTCTCAATGGAGATGTCAAGTCCATCTGCGTGAATATTTACTGCCTCGGGGTCTACTATCTCAATCTCAATTCCATCTTCGGCCTGAGCCAATTCATCCAAACCGGCAGGGGCTTGGTACAAGCTTTTATCAAAATTAGCCATTGGGTATCCTTAGTAATATTCGTATTTACGCCGAAAGATAGGGGGTTCATCTTCCTCATCAGAGGCAATCTGAATAAAACCACCCTGCCGAAACCGCATCAA